GAATAGGTCAACAAATCTTTGAATTGGGTCGGTTTCAAGTGCCTTCAAAATAGCTGTTTCGTGGTTTCCATAACCCACAACGAGAATGTGGTCTTTGTACGGGCCAAACCAGTTCACAGCATCTTGTATAACAGCATCAATGTAGTTTGCTTTATTATGCTCCGGCAGAATGTCTTTCTTGCTTCGCCTTGGGTCATACTTTCCCTGCATCATGCAGAATGTGTCCCCGTTCAGGATGATTTTTGCATCACGTTTTACCGCTTCGTCAAGGTGATTTTTTAGCAGCACCCGGTCGCATTTGGGGTTATCCCAGTGCAGGTCGGAGAGCAGCAATAATTTGATTTCTTTTTCGCAATATACAGCGTGGACATTGCGAGATACACGGGTTATTTGTTTGGGCATCTTAGTAGAATAGTACAAAAAAAGGGGATGAAATCATCCCCTATTTGAAAAATGTGTCAAAAAGTCAATCAAAGCCAATAGACACGGCAATAAATAAAGTGCAACACCAATGATATTTAAGGCATCGGATAACAAAGTGCAATCACATTATGCTGTGGTTTTAACATTATTCCAAAAAGATAAGATTGTTTTTTATCGGTAATCCCCATTTTGATGTGATTATCCGGTTAAGGCAACCCCATTAAGTTCATCCTGCCATATCCGAATGCGGAACCAATCATCAACGCTGGGCATATCATCAGGCATTTGGCTGTAATCGTATGGCTGTGCCTCGATAACTTCCGGCTCAACGGGTTGTTGCCAGTTCTCAACGGATTTGGGGGTTTCACGTTTAGTCAGCATGGCTAATCTCCTTCAATGCAATGGTGTCACTTCCTGCAATATACTCCGCAGGCTTAACAATTTCACCGCCCTCGGTTACTGGCATTATATTCTTTTGCTCGCTTTGGTACGACCATTTTGCAAGATGCTCAACTTGCAGCATTTTTTGTTTTAACGCTGCCCATTCGTCTAAGTGGTCAAATTTCCACCGCCCGGCCCCGGCCCGGCACTGAATTTCAAATCCCATGTGCTGAAAGGTTTTCCCGTGCTTCTGCGCTTCCGATATTGCCTGCTGATGTATTTGTTCTTTGGCGGCTTTTATTTGCTTCTCCAATCGTGAGAGATGGCAGTATGCATCCAAAGCGGATGCGTTGCCTTCCTCAACATCAAATAAAACTTTTACAATGTCCATCATGGCTTCAATATTATTATTTCCTTGTAATTACCAGCGTTTACCCAATCAACCAGTTTGCCGAGCTTGTCGTGTGCCCAATCAGGGATGAACTTGCCTTCGCATTCAACCATTACTTTCGGGTAATCGTAAAGGCAGCGGCCAAGTCCGAACTGCACAGCAGCCCGTTTCATCGCATCACTGATGCCACCCTTTTCAGGCTCGATGTTGGTCTTGCTGGCACCATCTTCTCGGTAGATTGTGCGCTTGTCAATGGTCACTGATAAGCGGCAAATGAACCCGTTTGTAATTTCCCGGAACTCCGATGTCCAATTTGTCGGCCCAAAGGCTGCATCAAAGCGTTGCATCACACAACGATTGTTAATGTACGGAACGACAATTAACTTGCCAGTGCTTGTCTGCGATTGCACTCGCCATTCGATTTCCGATGGCAGAATAGGTGCGGTTAAGATTTCGTTCATTTTTTGGCCCTTTCAATAGTTTCAAAAATATCTGCAAGTGTCGGCAAAATTTCAGCAGGGATGCTTAGGACTTTTAAGCCTTCGGTTGTCGGGCTCCATTGCTGAAATAAATAAACGGTGTCGCTGTCATCTTCCCAGTCAATGCGGTAAATGACATCATCGTGTTCAAATTTGGCAGAGTAACTGCCGGTGTGTGTTACTGTTATCTTGGTTTCCATGTTGCAAATATAGTATAGTTTTTTATATTACAATAGTTTTTGTGAGATTTTTTTTATCAGGTCATCGGTCAGCAGTTGCGCCTTATATCCTTGCTTCGTGTATTTTTTGATTGTCTTTTCCACGGCAATCTCCGGCACTGGCTCAAAGGAGAGCATTTGTTCCTGCCAATAGACAACCGTTTTAAAACCACGTTCTTCCGTTGTCATAGCAAGCCGAAGGCCACATCAATCACTTGCTGCTCCTTTTTGCTTTTATAGGTGCTTTCTTTGTTTAGAGATTTAATCACGGTGGCATAGCTGGCCATTCCTTTGCAGGCATTTACCACTTGCATTTTCATACCTTTGCGGCTGTTTGCAATAAAGTGTTTTCGTTTTTCCTCGTGTGTCATAACTTGTGCTTGTAATCAGGGTTAATTTCTTTTTTCGTTGCGATTTTCAGCAGGATAAGATATCCGATAAGGTCATTGAGCGTATCTTCATCCGGTGCTTCCAATCCGGTTGTTTTGATGCGGCTCAATTTATCGTCAATGCGAACCAGCAACTGCTCGGTTGTGGATGCCTTGCTGAATATTCGTGCAGGTTCAAGGGCTGAATTGCCATACTTGACATTCTTTTCCACGAGCAACGTGCATAATTCATCGCAGGCTTTGATTATTTGGTTTTGCATTAGAATGGTAATTTCAAAATAATATTCTAAAAAGGTAAATCATCGGTGCCATAAGAAGCAGGCGCATCAAATGTGGTTTGTGGTGCTGCACTGACTTTTTGCTCAAATTTGTAAGCCTTTCCACTGCCAACATACACCGGGGATGCTTTCGCTTCTCGCTGTTCTTTGGTTTGACTTAGCTGCAAGGTGTGGGTTTCGCCAAATTTGCCCTCGCTTTTGCGTTCATTCAATACCAGTTTCAGGTACTTTTTTCCGTTTTTGCCCTCGCTGATAAGTTCCTTTGGAACATCGGAAAGGCAGATGTCAATAATAATCATATTGCTTTTGCTTTATTAAGTTGTTTACGTTTGTATGTGAGTATGTCCAAGTGTATTTTGGCTTCGTTGTGGTATTTAAAAATCAGCAGATTGTCAACGCAATCGGTGTATGTTCCAAATTCGGTTAGAAACTGCCAGCGGAAGTTGCGCCATTCCCGGATTGCAAAGCCACCATCGGGCAGCCGGGCAACGTGGGGTTGAAATGGATTGATGATTTTCACTTTGCAAATATAATAAATTAAATCTTATTTCCAAATATCAGTATCTTTTTTTATACTGAATGTAGAATAATATTTTTTGCATAAATTTCTATCCAAAATATATCCTTCAGTTCTTTCACCATCACCACATAATTCTGCGATATTGATTTTTTCTTTCAATAGAAAAAGGCGAAATTCAGGCAATGGCATCAAATAAAATACTTCCAAATCCGGATAATAGTAGACGAAATAATCTGCTTTTGAAGCATTGATGCCGCTTGGTTTTTGATTGCATGAAATTTCAATAAACATATTGCCAGTGGTAATACCTTTTTTAAATTCGTAGCGGTCGGTCTTTACTTCAAATGTGATTATTTTGCCATTAACATCTTGGCAGATAAAATCCCAATCTTTACCCTTACCTAAAAATTCTATTTTTTTGATTGCTCGCCTTAGCAAGAAATAATTGGCAATAACTCTTTCGCCCATTTCGCCCTGATTTAAATCATTCTTGAATTTTTCCATTTGATTTTCAGTTTACAAAGTTTTCAAACGCCAGTTTAATTTTGTCCAAATCTTCCCGGTACTTTTTATTTGTGTCTGCAAGGTCATTTACCAGCCGGGTGCTGTGCATCACCGTTGTATGGTGTCGGTTGCCACACATCCTACCAATAGCCTTCAATGGCATTGTGGTTTTGTTTCGCAGAAGCCAAAGGAATATTTGGCGCAGCTCTACGATTTCACGCTTTCGGGTGTGCAGTTTAACGTATTCTGCCTGATAGTAAGGGAACACGGATTTGATTGCAAGGTGAGCCGCTTTTGCGTACTCGTTGCTCGCACTTAGATTGTCAACTTTAAGCATCCTTTCCAGTTCAGCAATGCGCACCGCTTGGTGTTTGATTGTTTCTTTTAGGGTGTCAATTTCAGATACCCGGAAAGATGTCCTGATGTTGTTTTTCTTTGGTGGTTTTATTTTTATTCTCATGATTTTTTTTAAAATAGATATTCAACGGTGTTTCCTTTAAACTGGCATTTAAGCGTTCCGGTCATGCCGTTTCTGCACTTGCCGATAATTAATTCCGCATCTTCAATGGGATTGGTATTGCCGCCATTCTTTTGCGCTTCGTAATACTCCGGGCGGTACGGAAATAAAACCGTGTCTGCATCCTGCTCAATGGCTCCGCTTTCACGGAGATTGGAAAGTTTCGGCCTGCTGTTACCTTCCTCGGTTCCCCGGTTAAGTTGTGATAATGGCATCACCGTGCAGTTGCATTCCTTTGCCATCAATTTGCATTGTCTGCTGATGTATGCAATTTCCTGCTCACGATTTTTGCCCCCAGTTGCCTTTATCAATTGCATATAGTCAATGATTACCAGCGTTGGTTTGTTTTTCATTGTCTTCAGGCGCATTTTGATTTGGTCAATGTTCAGGGTGGTGCTGTCCTCAATTGTAAAATTGATTTTCAACTCCATCAATCCATCTGCCATGCGTTCAAGTTCGTAGTCGCTTACATCAGCATTGCGTACTTTAAGGTTATCAACATTCCCAAGTGATGAAAGTATGCGGTCTGCCAATTGTTCCTTGCTCATTTCCATGCTAAACATTACCACCCGGCCACCACGTTTGGCATGGGCTATTCCGATGCTGACTGCAAATGCTGTTTTACCCATACCCGGCCTGCCAGCAACAACCACATTCTCCCCGGCAACAAAGCCGCCAATGTATTTATCCAAAAAGGTGTAGCCAGTTGGGTGTCCAATTGTCTTTATTTCAGCCTTGCTGCGCTGTTCTAAGCTATCCAAACGCTCACCGAGTAATGGTAACAATTCAACCGCTTTGCCGCTTTCAACCAGTTGCAATTCATCCATCATTTTTTGGGTGCTACTGATGGTGTCCATAATATCTCCACCATCCTGCATTAATTTTACCTGATTTGTCATGCAGTCAATCATTGTTCTGCGTACAAATTCCTGATGGAGATATTGAACGTGCCGGGTTAAATCCTCAAATACTGCAAACTGGTTGCAAGTTGCTATTGCCACAGCAAGTTTTTTGTTTTTCCGCAGCACAGCCATATTGTCGATATATTCGTTTTCAATATACATGGATTGGATAATTAGGCAAAGTGCTTTAAGGTCATTGTCAATGAACCATTCTGCCCTTGTGGTGGCTGTATGTTGTAGCTGTTTACCTTGCAGCCATGTTCCGATGATAGTTTGTTCAGTCATTTAGGTAGTTTATTTTTTGGGGTTGCTCTTGTTTGAAAGGTCGAAGATATGGAATGGTGCTTTTAAGTTTGGTTTTCCAATTCTTAATTTTCTTTCCGTTGCCATCCATCCAACCATCGGATTTCCATTGCTCGTATTTGGCGGTAAGGGTAAATTCGTAATCAGGTGAAAGATTGGCATAAGCAATAAATTCTTGAAGCGTTGGTACTTTATTCTTAATTACATTTCTATTTACATTTTCATTTTCCATATGTGGGACATATGAATTAGATATGTTATTCATATCTTTTTTTGTTCTATTCTGCCTACGACTTTCGCTGTATGCTTTTCTTTTTTCAACTTCCTGATGCAAACGAGCATTGAAATACAATCCGTTTTCATCCTTTTCAAATTTGCTGAATATATCTTCATC